CATACAAGCGGAGGTCATTATTTCATTCAAGAAGTTATTGAACATAATTTTGTAGACTGGAAATCGTGGAGTAAAAAACTACACCCCGAACTAAAGCAAATAATAGAAAAAGATTATCCTCAATTAATGGTTGTTTTTAAAGATTACGCACAATAGTATAGCTTAACAGAATTAATACCGAAATAGTTGCTAATTAAAAAATAATTTGTAATTTTGAAACTTATGAACTACTACGAAATACATAAAAATAAAAAGCCTAAACCAATTCTTAAAAGAAAGCGTAAAGGTTATGTAAGTGCATTAGTTCCGTTATTATGTGTAACGTCAGCTATCGGAGTGTCTCAAATAGAATTAATTAAATCACAACCAACAATAGCTAATTTAAAAAGCGACAAAAAAAATGCTATTATTGAAGTGGTAAAAAACCACGTAGATGCATTAATAAATATTACCAATTCCGAGAAACAACGTAGATTTAAATCTACTAAACGATATGTGAAATGAAACAAATACTATCACTATTAATCCTAACTTTACTAAGTTGCTCAACACCTCAAACGTGTATTTGCGAAAGGGTAAATTACCAATACTTAAACAATATTGAATTACAAGAACTATTCCGATACCAAGTAGAAAATGACAGTTGCGCAAATTGGATAATCGGAGACGACACAAAAACCGATAGTAACGGATATGTTTATAATTATAAAGAAACGTGTGAGTGATTATGAAAGGTTTTATTACTGTCAAAAGATTTAAGTTAACTAAAGAGGAAAAGAAATATATTTTATCTTTTATAAAAGACTATAAGGATGGGAGCGCCAAAAGGAAATAAATATTGGGAATTTAGAAATAAACACGGGCGTGACTTTAAGTATACGCCTGAATTGTTTTGGAATGAAGCGATAAAATATTTTGAGTGGATTTCAGAAAAAGTTTGGAATAAAAAAGACCCAATTAAATCAGGCGATATGGCGGGCGTTTTAATTGACGTTCCAACACAAACGCCAATGAGTATTGAATCATTCTGTATTTTCGCCGATATAAGTACAGAGACGTTTAGAAATTACGAAAGCAAAGAGGAAAGCTACAAAGATTTTTTTGAGGTCACAACACGTATACGAACAATTATTGAAAGTCAACAATTTGAGGGCGCAACAGTTGGAGCGTTTAATCCGAATATAATTGCTCGTAAATTAGGGCTTAGTGAAAAAATGCAACATTCAAACGACCCTGAAAATCCTATAACACCAATAATCGGTATGCAAATAAAAAATGAGCAGACAGATTGAATTTAATACAAGAGGTAATTTAAAACAATTAGAATGCGTTAGTTATTGGATAGATAAAGAAACAATAGATATTGCTTACGGCGGTTCTAAAGGTTCAGCAAAATCTTATACTGGATGTTCTCTAATTTTTGGCGATGCTTTAATGTATCCTGAAACTCATTATTTTATTGCTCGTAAAACATTAACAGATTTAAGAAAATTCACAATACCTTCAATCCACGAAGTTTTTAACGATTGGGGTATAAACAAGAACTACTACAAATATAACGGTCAGGATAATTATTTTGAACTTTACAACAAATCAAAAGTATTTTTAATTGATGCAAAATATATTCCATCAGACCCAAAATATGCAAGATTCGGTTCGATGCAAATGACAAGAGGATGGATTGAAGAAGCTGGAGAATTTGAAGAAGAATGTAAAAACAATTTACAAGCATCAATAGGACGTTGGAAAAATAAAGAGTACAATTTAACACCAAAATTGCTCCAAACTTGTAATCCAGCTAAAAACTATCTTTACCGAGATTATTACAAGCAACACAAAGAGGGTAAATTGCCTAATCATAAAAAATTTATTCAAGCATTGCCAAGTGATAACAAAATGTTGCCACCTGATTATATTCCCAATTTGTTAAAAATACTTTCTCCAAATGAAATTCAAAGATTAGTTTATGGAAATTGGGAATTTGACGACAATCCATACGCAATGATGGATTATAACGATATTTTAAACCTATTCACTAATGAGTTTGTTAAATGTAATAATGACAAATATTTAACTGCTGATATAGCTTATGAGGGTTCTGATAATTTTGTTATTGGAGTTTGGAATGGTTTAGTTTTAGAAAAAATAGTAGCTATCGATAAAATAGATGAAACATTAGTAGCTAAGAAAATACACGAAATTAGAATAGACAATGAAATTCCTTTAACAAATGTAGTTTATGATGCTGATGGTCTAAAAATGTTTGTTAGACAAAGCGCAAATGAGGGTGGATACTTATCGAACGCAAATCAATTTCATAATGGTTCAAAACCAATAAGGATTGAGGGCGAAATTGAAAACTATGCAAATCTAAAAACCCAGTGTTATTTTAAGTTAGCCGATTATGTCAAGAAAAATAAAATATTCATTCAATGCAAAGACTACCGTAAACAAATAATCGAGGAACTTGAGCAAATTTGTAAATTGCCTTTGTCTGATGATGGAAAGATTAGAATTGAAAAAAAAGGCGCTATAAAAGAGCGTTTAGGTCGTTCGCCTGATTTTGCTGACGCAATTATGATGCGTATGTTTTTTGAATTAAAAGAGACTGAAGAACTTGTGACCGAATGGGAGTAATTTAGAATAAATATAAATTAAGTTTATGCGTTTTAGATATTGATTAGTTTATTAAATTTGCTTAAACTAAATACATATAAAAATATGAAATCTGGAGAAAAATACATTTACAAAGGAGAGCAAAACCAATACTCTCCATCAAAAGGAGCGTTAATAGAAATTGATTACTTAAAAGGCGAATGGATTCATTATAAAGTGATTGATGGCGTTGCTCCAAGCGTTAAAACTTTACGCTTCAAGATTGGTAGCGATTTTAAAAAAGAATTGGTAGCTTATAATCCAAATGCGAAAGAATTTTTAATGAATAATAATTGATTATGTTAATTGATATTAAATTACCAATCATTAAATTGGGTTACAATTATTTTGAGCTCAACGATGGCAGTAAAAACATTATGATAGCTACAAATGATAAAACCTTTGATATTTACAATTCTGATTTTGAAAAAAAGCGATTGAATACGGATTTGATTTTAAAAGTAAAACAGAACTATATAAAGATTTTGTAAACACAACACAAACTAAATATACACGATGGAGTTTGGATGTACTTCTAGGAACTTACATAATGGTTTATGAAAACAAAAACACCACCAAAACTATGATTATGATTGAAAATAACAATATTAATTATGAAAAAATATATTGGCTATGCTTTAAAGATTAATCAATCGCAAACCGCAATAAAAAACTGTGGTTTTTCTTTGTCAAAAAATATTACGTTTATTTAGTCTAAATAAAAGATTTATTTATATATTTGCAACAACCAACGTAAAAGACTGCGTGAAAAACTGAAACTACTTAATGTCAGTAGAGTTTATTAAAAAGAAACACAACGCATCTGAAATAGCTCTTGCATCAAAGCAACAAGAGCAAATAAACTATTTCATTCAGTCGAGTATTCAAAAAGATGTTAGTGTTCAATATTTTAATGCGTGGGTTGACCGAAACTATACTACAAACGATGCGTTTCATAATTGGTTAAAAACTATTTTAAAGACCGATAATTTTCTTTCTGTATTTAAACATTTGCGCTATCCGTTACCATCGGCAATGTTGGTAAACGATGAAATAAAACCACAATTAAAAAGGGTTTTTTATGCAGAGGATAGTTATCAAAAGTTTACTATTCGTGGAAAAAATTATGATGATTTACCCGAATTAGAAAGCAATGATTACAACACTATTTTATTTAATGCTCTTTTATTTCGTTATAACGATATTATAATTACAGATTTAAAAGAGACTAACAAGCCGTTCAGATACATATTGGAGGTTGACGACGTTGTAGCGATTGAAAGCCACAATAGCAAAATAGAAAAAATTGCTTTTGAAGCTGAATTGTATGATGATTTAGATAATAAAATTCACGGTTATTTATACATTGACGACAAAGCATATATTTTCTACAATCAAGACTTAACAACTGCAATAAAAACAATTCCTCACGATTTAGGAGTTTGTCCAGCAGATTATATAAGTAACGAGCCGTTTAGTAGTGAGTGTGACGTTGTGAGAAAATCATTATTTAGCTTTGTTAAGCCCGAACTTGAAGAATACGTAGTTTTAAAAACGTTGCAAAGAATGGCTAATCTAAGCGGTACTTTACCAATCGTTACAAAACTAAAAACAAATGAAAATACGGCAAGTGGTAATGATAAAAAAGGCAGTAGCGAACTTGAACCGACTGGTGCAAATTCAATGTCAAGCCAACAAGCCACACTAAACAAAACAGTTGCTCCAAGTTCAGAGAATAAATTACAAGCTGGAACAGTTATAAATATTCCTCCAGTAAAAGATAAAGATGGTTCTATCGATATGGAAGTAGTAAAGAATTTTTTAAACTTTTTTTATTTACCAGTCGAAGCAAATAAATTCTTAAATGATAGAATTGAGCAAACAAAATCATCTATTTTAAATACTGTTTTAGGCGATTACCAAGAGCAAAATCAATCCGCTAAAAACGAATTACAGGTAAGTAAAGGATATATCAGTAAACAAGACAGATTGCGTGAAATTAGTCAGTCATTAAGCAAAGCTAAACAAAGCACAGATTTAAAATGGTTGGGTTTAAAATATGGTATTAATTCAGTAAGTGTTGATTTATCATTTGGAACTGATTTCTTTTTAGAAACCACTTCGGAATTATTTGAACAATTTAAAAACGCACCAAACCCAATTGAGAGAAAAAAGATTTTAGTTCGGATGTCGCAAAACGAAAATAAATTCAATCCATCTAAAATGCAAAGAGAATCACTATTGAATAAACTTTTACCGTTTGCGTCGGATTCAGATTTTGAAAAAGCATTATCTAATAATTTAGTAAATACTGAAACTAAAATATTGCAAACTCAATTTGTTTATTATATAAAT